GATGTAGTGCTTGTAAATGGATATGGATTGTTACCAATCTGTATTAAATCATTTGGTTTAAAAATTATACGTGAAGCAGGCACTACTGGTAATGAATTTAATATTAATTGATTACCAACAAAACTTTGTACACGCATACCTGCGATTTGACCTGCGCTTAATTCACCTTGATATTTAAATATCCAATTAATGCAAGCGTTGTCGCTAAATGACACAACTTCTGGCTGTACGCGATCCATTGTATCTAATGCTTCTAATAAATCACGATTATTATAATATTGCAAACTACTAGGCATATCCAATGTCATTTTCCATGGCTGTGTAGTTGGCGTAACCGTAACGCGAGGTATTTCATTGCGTGTGACTTGCAATCCAACAACTTTTCTACGATTAATTGTTAGTCCACCACACTTGTTTATAATTGTTTGTAATCCTGCCATTTGTGTTATGCCCTATATGGTAATTCTTTTTCTGCTGTTCTTACGCTACCAAGTAATGCTTTGCGATTTTCAGCAAACAATTGTGCCACTGATTTTGCGTCTAGTGCATTAATATTGTTTGTGATGTAATTGTTAGTGATAGGTGCGCTTACCATGTTATCACTTCCTACACTTGCTGATGCCATTGCTAATTTATTATTTGGTACAACTGTTCCTGCTGATTTTGGCACGAATAATTCTGGTCCTTTCTCGCCAACAATGTATGGCTGTCCTGCTTTTGCTGGACCACCTTCTGCAAGTCCTGGAAGACCAAAAAATCCTAATGTGGCTTGCAATGCTTTAAAAATTTGCGCCTTTAGTATCATTTTTGCAAAATCAGCAATTACGCTACGCGCAAAATCACTAAACTTAAATTTACCTGTCTCAACAAAATTATCAATCGCACTGCCAATCTTATTCCAACCTGCCATAATAGCGTCTTGTGCTACTTTATATGGTTTGAATTGATCTGTAATTTCTACTAATGCTTTTACAGTACCTGCGCGCCATGATTCTAATAATTCATCTTCTAATTCATATCTACGTTTAAGGTTAGCAATCTTTTGTTCTTCAATCTTTTTAGTATCATTATATTCCTTTTCTAATATTGTGCGTTTCAAGGCATCTGTTTCTTTAGCAAGTTGACCATCTAATGCATATAATTTAGTTGTTAAATCTGCTTGAGCATTACGTAATGCTAACTCACGTTGCATTTGTTTTTCGGTTATGCCGCCTTGATTTCTTATAGCCATCAACATTTTTTCATTGCCAGCCTTTACGTATTCATTCATTTGTTGTGATTTTGCTATATTGTAATCAATAGTTTGAGTACGTTGTCTTTCAATTTCTAATCTTTCTAATTCTTCACCCTTTAATTGTTTTTGTACTATAAGTTGTTTATCAACTTCTACTAATTGCTTTTGTAATTCTGTTACGATGTCAGCATTTGATTGGCTACCCTTTGCAAGTTCAGCATCAATTTGTTTTTGTATATCTAATTTTTCATTTGCGGCTTGACGCTCAAGATCAGCCATTGTTCTAATTAGATTGGCTTCTTGCTGACTTAAACCAATTGTAGTATTAATTAAACGTTGATATCTGTTTGCTTCAGTATTTTTTTCACGCATTTGGCGTGTTTGTTCTTTAATTGCTGCTAACGCTTTTTCTTCTGCTGTAGCGCCTATAGTTCTTTGTGCGCCTGTGCCTGGTGCTGCAGGTGCATCAACATCGCCATCTAATTTTGCTTTTTCATCAGCGGCACCTTCCATTGCTTTTCCAAGTGCAACATATGCTGCTGTCGCTGCTGCCGCGCTGGCTGCAACTGCAATTAAACCTACGCCACTAAGTCCAACTAAGAATGCTGAGGCAGCACCTGCTGCTCTCATTGCGCCACCTAAATCTTTTACTAATTTTACAATCTTAGCAATTTGTACAACTGTAGCAGCAGCAAAAGCACCTGCTATTAATGCACCTAATACTTGTACTGCTGTTTTGGCATCTTCTGCTGTAAAGTTTAAATCTTTTATACCTTGTAATATTGGAGCAACAGCACCTAAGGCTGCTATTTGTAAATTACGAAATGCTGTTTCTAAACTACCTACAGCATCGGCTGCTAATAATAAATTACGTTCTACTTCTGTATCAACGACACCTTTTAATTGTTGTGACAACTGTGCAAAATCAATACTTGCTGCTGTTTTACCAAATAATTCTGTAGCAATACGTGTCTTTTCAAAGCCATCTTGCATGTTAGCAAGACCATCAATCGCGGCTCTGTATAACTCTTCATCGCTTAAATTTTGTATTTGGTCTCTAGTTAAGCCTAGTTTAGTCAAACTATCTATGGCTTCTGTGCTACCTTTTTCTACTTGACCTAAAAATCTACTGAATGATTGTAAGAACTTACCAGTATCATCAAATCTACCGCCGCTTGCTTCAAGTGCTGTACTTAATTGATATATTTTACCAACGCTAACACCAGTAGCATTAGCAAGATCAGTCATGTCATCAGCCATTCTAACAGCACTAGTGGCTAATGCTGTAAATGCTGCGATACCTGCGGCTGCTGCTGTAGTTATGGTAGATTGTAATTCATCTACACTATCCATTAGGTCAACAACTTTTTCTTGACCGTCTACAGTTATTTTAATTTTATAATTGTCAATGGTAGCCATTAGATTTTAATTCCTAGTTTATTGTAGACATAATCACAAATTTCTTTTAACGTAGGTTCTGTCATGCCATTGGGTGCTTGACTACTATAACCTTCTTCTAATCTTTTAGCATATGGATAGTTTGCTTGTATTTCATTACCTTTAAGTACTGTTTTACGACGAGCATTGCCAGGTTTATAATTTTTTGGCTTATATTTTGTTTTCCAACGATTAGGATCACCAATTGGTGTATTATCCACAAAAGTTTTATGAGCAACTTGACTGATGTTTTTATCATCAAGTGTTTCCAATACTTTGTTCAATCGTCGTGCTATATTGCTCATTGTTTTTTAGTTTTGTTTTTAATTTTTAATAATTGTTCTGTCGTTAGTTTATAAGTGTTAGGTTCTAAAGTACCACCTTTTGCTTTAGCCTGTTGATAATTGTCATAGGCAGCAAGCACATCTGTTATCATGAAGTCATATGTCGTAGCATTTGCTTCCACTTGACTTGGTAGCATATGATATTTTTCTGCCATGCGACCTATAGTAATCATTTTTACTGATTTCCAGTCGTTAGGGTCGATGCCTTGCTCTGTGGTTTTCCCAAGATTTCTCCTATCTTATTGATTGCCGCGGCAGCGATGTCAATTGGTAAATCTTCATCAACTGCTAATACTGGTTTGCCATCTTTGTCAAGAATCATGGCTTTCATCATCTTGTCAAGATTGCCAAACTCATTATTACTACGAGCATTAAAAAAATCAAAATAAGTTGTCATACGAACAATATTATAGGTATAAAAAGTAATTGGCTCACCATACTTTTCTACCAAATCTTTGTCGTCTAAAATTATTTCTACTAATTGGGGCTTGCTTGCGAATTCTTTAATATTCATTTGTTATTCCTTTTAATTAATTCATAATGTATTTATTAATTGCCACCATACTTATCATAGTGTTCTTCTAATAATTGATTGAGCAATGCTAGGCGAAATGCCTGCTTTGCTTTCATCTGTCTTACAGTTGCTTCCATGTGTGTTAACATCGGCATTAGTTTTGCTTCATCAGCGATCAAACTACGCAACTTTTCTTCGGTCGTTTTCAACCATAATTCGCTCATAAAAAATTCTCACTTATTAAAAAAGAGAGCGAGTTGCCTCGCTCTCCTTGTTTTTACAATATCAACCTTCGCTCTTCATGTCGCCATTTACAGCGATTGAGAGTGGTGATACCCATACTGGACTGTCTGGGCTGACAGTTGGTGCTAGGCTACTGATGTAACCCTTACCATGGTATGCGTAAGTATTTGCAGGAAGTGCGTTTCCGACATTTGAATTGTTATTCATCTGTACACGGAAAGCAACTTCAACGCGATTTTCGCTCAAGCCAGCGCATCCATAATTGGCTGCACTGTTTGCTGCTGCACTACCATTACCGAACCAGTCAGTTGGATCAATTACGACGTTTGTGCTAATTTCATTGTCACTTGGTGTAGTGACTTTGTTGATACTAGCGGAACAAAAGTCAGTCCATGAGAAGATACCAGTACTATTAGTAATAGTAACATCTTGTAGACATGAAACAACTAACAGGTTTCCACCACCTAGAAAGCCATTTCCACTTGCTCCCACATTGGAATTGGCAATATCAGTTGATAGAATAAGAGCAGGAAAGTCACCTGTCTCGTTAACTGTTATATAAGCCATTGTAGTTCTCCTTTAAGTTAGTGGCTAATCATTAAAATTCAAGCGTTTTAAATTAAATGTATAGGTACGTCTTTCACTACGATTACCGATAACGATATCTTGAGTAAATGTGACTTCATAATAACCATTAAAAAATGCTGCGTCAGCACTCATATCTTGTATGCGTTCTTCGATGAATATCCATTTAGGATCATTTTGAACGCTTACAAATAATATGCTGAACTGATCAGTCATCGTATAGACACTGCCGCATCTTGTGACGCCTAATTGATTTACTTCTCTACTGATTGTAGAAACATCATCAACATAGACGCCATATGGCACGATTGTATCTTCAGATGGATATTGACCACTTACTTCAACGATAGGTACAAGTGTATCTGTAACTACTTTGATATAGTCAATAATATTCTGCTTTACGATTAATGGTATATTACTCATCAGAAAAACCTACGATCATTATTGAAGTAGTCCACGTCTGCTGTCCAATTCTCTTCTAACTTCGTTGTAGGTCCGTTAGGAGCATCTTGGTTTAGATCATAGAAATTCATCAACTGTAGTGCTTTTTCCCATTCAAACTGATATCTACGTAGAGCATGATCATAGTTGGCTCTGTCAACATCGTTGACGTTGCTAACATCTGATACAATGCTCTCGTAGAATATTTTGACAGCCATGAATGTATCAAGTCTGATTAAAGTCTGATCACTTTTGATGAGCAAACTTGGATTGAAACTTGATATCAAGGCACCATTAGGTAAGTTAGTGTAATATGTTGCCCCTAATACCGTGTCGCAATACTTTTGCCACCACCCAAATTCCAACTGATAAAGGATCTCTTGACTACCTACTTTAAAGTAATCATCCCAATTCACTTGCATCTGTGCAGCGCGCCTTTCAGCAGCAGGATCATAGAATATGATATCTGCTACTGTTGCATTGCTAACTCGTTGATAGGGGACTGACATATTATTATTTTCCTATACTAATTTAATATTATTGCTGAAGAATATTGATTGCACCACCGCGTCTTGGATCGGCTACACCGGCACCCATATAAGCAAGACCAGTCAACCACATTTGTAGTCCACCTGGCTTCTCGCCCATCTTGATCTGCAATCCTTCCTTTAGAACAGTGAAGATCGCTGTTTCGTGGAAGTATGCACCAACAAGCACTGGGCTTGTTGACTGTTGACCAAGCAATACGCGATTTGCGTCTGACAAGAATGTAGTGAAAATTACTGCGCAACCATAAACGCTTTCAATGCGTCCAGTTGACAATAGTTCATTACCAAGTGCTGATAGGTTTGATCCACCTGATTGGCTTACTGCACCACCAGTCAATTCAGCAAGCATACGATTCAATGAAGAACCATCTTGTCCTGCTGTTGCTGTAGTAGTTGGAGTAGGAGCATCACCATTGCTATCCAATACGATGATTGGAGTGCCTGGTAGACGAGCAACTTTGTAATTCTGCTTGACGTTACGAACTAGTTCTAATACGCTAGCACTAGTGAAACCATTAGTCCAACCAGCGGTATTGCTTGGTAGACCGGCAGTAATCAATTCCATTGCACCAAGTTGAGTTGGACGAGCAAAGCCGTCTGCTGGTGTTGGTGAATAGTTAGTGTTGCCTGGTGTTGCTTTGAATGATAAGAAGGCTTCGCAAACGCGAATGTCTACTTTTTCACCATAACTCTCACCAAGTTCAGCACCTAGTGTTGCGGCTAATTCAAATGATGTAGTCCATGCGTAGAATACGTCAAATGCTGTTGCTGCAACTGCTGGAGTTGCTGTGATGCTTCCCTGACCTAGAGCAGGATTCTGCTCGACGGCTAGTGGAGGTGAACCGAAACCATCACCGCCGCTTGAACCGGCTGGGTTATAGTCTTGGTATGTGATTGGCGCAAA